TATATTAAATTTTTTATAAATAAATAAAATAAATAAAGTAAAGAAAGAAGTGAAAAAGATTGGCTACAACTTTACCAACTGGAAAAGGATATTGTCGTAAATGTCAAAAAATTATTACAGGTAAAGCTTTTTTTGATTCTGTTGATACAATTTTAGATTCTAATGGATTAATGTCTATTTGTAAAAATTGTTGTAATGAAATATGTAATGAATATAAATTTATACATAAAGATGATAGAACTGCGTTAAAATATGCATGTAGAGATTTAAATGTATTATTTGATGAAAGTATTTTTCAAATAACACAAAAATATAGACAAACAGTAGCAAAGAGAAGCGTAACTGGAGAAGTTAAGTTATTTAGTACTTATAAAGGAAAGCTTAGTTCTATTGGAGTTTTTAATAAGAATATAACTGCTATTGATGGTAGTTTTGATAATGAAATTATTATAGAAGCTAATCCTGATATTCCAAAAGAGTTAGCATTATTTTGGGGTAAAGGATTTACTCTTGAAGATATTGAATCATTGCAGTATAAATATAATCAATGGAAAAAAACAACTAAAGATGATACTGAATCAGAAAAGGTTTTATTGAAAGAAATTTGTATAAAGTTATGGGAAATGGAAAAAAAGAGAATACATCAATTACCAACTACAAAAGAGGATTTAAAAGACTTACAAGATTTAATGAAAACAGCAAGTGTTGATCCTGCAAAAGCTAATATTGCAAGTGCAGGTAAGTCATTAGATGCTTATGGAGTCTGGATAAAAGATGTGGAACAATTTAGACCTGCCGAATGGTTTGATCAACAAGAAAAATATAAAGATATGGATGGATTTTCGTTATATATTTATAATTATGTTACACGCCCAATTCGTAATTTTATTAAAGGTGTTCGTGATTTTGTAATTAAAGATAAATATGAAGATATAAAAGATGTAAATTGCGAAGAAGGTGATGTTTAATGGCAAGTTTCACTAAAGGTACTTTTCAGAGAAATAACGCTAAATATAGTGGTCACGCTAATCAATTCATGGCTCCTAAATGTATGATAAAAGAAAAAAGTAGAACAGATGAATGGACTGAAAATATTATAGAATGGACAACATTTTATCGTAGAAATATACATAGATTTATTCAGCATTATTTTGGTATTGAATTATTTTGGTATCAAATTATTTGGATATATTTTATGAGTATTTGTGATGTTTTTGTAACTATTGCAAGTAGAGCAAGTGCTAAATCTTGGTTGATAGCTATTTTTGCAATTGCAAGAGGTGTATTATATCCTAATTCTGAAGTAGTTGTGGTGGCTGACACAAAAAGTCAGGCCGGTATTATTTTTGGAAAAATGAGTCAATTAAAAACTGATTATCCAAACATAGCAAGAGAAATAAAAGAATTTCATAATGTAGATAATAATAGACAGTGTATTTTACATAATGGATCTACTGTAAAAGTTGTAGCTTGTAGAGATAGCGGAAAAGGTAATAATGTTTGCCTCGATGTATAGAAATGTACATTTGAAATTGCGAAAGAAATCTGGAAAGCTGAAATGCCAATCAGAGTGGAAGGCTATTATTAAAAAAATAGTCACACGCAGAGCATAGGAAGTGAAACTATAATTAAGTATTGAAATTTATACAAATTATAATCCTCATACGATTAGAAGATATAGGAATTTCATTGCTTAATTATAGAATATAATCTTGATGTATATTACATCGCTCTTAAAAAAGAGTCCCACGAGTTCGCACGCCTTAACAGATAGTGCTGAAGGTGAAAAGATATGCCGAGCTATTAAGAATTACAATTAATAGAACTAAGGGATAAAAAGCCTTTAGGATAACAAAACTGGAAAGAGCAACTTTTATTATAGGAGAAGAATTTCGTATAATGAATAAATCAAGATATGATGAAATAGTTAGACCTTTTGCTTATGCAAGACAAACACCTTATTTAAAAATTCCTGAATTTAATTATAAAAAAAATCCTGATAATAAAAATTTAAAATATTTAATAGAAGAACCAAGAGAAGTACTAATTTCTTCGGCTTATTATAAAGGTGAATGGTGGTATAAAGAAACTATTGCTAAAATAAAAATGATGATACGTGGTGAAAGTGCAGGATTTATAGCATTTGATTATTTAATAGCTATTGAACATAATATAAAAACAGAAAAATTAATTGAACGTGAACGTGAGACTATGGATGAAATAACATTTCAACAAGAATATGAAAATATTCCATTTGGTGAGAATGAAAATTCTTATTTTAAATTAGATATGTTTAAAAATATAAGAGTAATTAAAAAAGCTTTTTATCCATTGAGAAAAGATGAAATTGTGGGTTTAAAAAAAACAAATCCACATGATATAAAAAGAATAGATGGAGAAATTAGAGTAATTTCTGTTGACTGTTCTTCAAGAAAAAGTAAAAATAATGATAATACTATTATAACTTGTATTAGATTACTTCCTACTAATAAAGGGTATATACGAGAATTTTGTTATATGGAAAGTCATCAAGGTGAACACACTGGTAAACAAGCGTTAAGAATTAAACAAATATATAAAGATTTCAAATGTGATTATATAGTATTAGATCTTCAAAATATTGGAATTTCAATTTTCGAACAGCTTGCAGTAGTAACAAAAGACGAAGAACGTGCTGTCGAATACGAAGCATTCACAGTATATGAACATAAATCATTAGATAAAAAATTAATCGATGAACTTAAAGAGAAAACATTGGCTATAAATGCAAAACCTGTAATTTATCCTATTTTAGCATATGCTAAACTTAATAGTGATATAGCAGTTGAATTTAGAGATAAATTACAAAAAAAAATGATTAATATATTAATTGACGAAAATGAAGCAGATGCATATCTTGCTTCTAAAGATAAAACATATATGGAAATTGAATCGGATTTTGATTCTAAAGTTTGGTATTTACATCCATATAGACAATTTAGCGAATTAGTAACAGAAAGTGTAAATCTTGAATTTTCAATTGTAAGCGGAAATATAAAAATTGAAGCACATGGAAATGCTAGAAAAGATAGATATACGGCATGTAGTTATGGAAATTATTTTGCTTCATTATTAGAACAAGAATTACTTAAACAAAAAGATGATAATGATATAGATAATTTTGTAAAATATGCTAAGAAAATAAATAATGGGGTCGGACATAATATGGTATCACGTATTTTTAGATAAGGAAGGCGGTGTAATAATTGTCGGAAAAAAATGAAAGACCAGCAACCCCTGAACAAATAAGTAAAATAGAATCTTTTATGGGAGAATCTATAGATGATTTTGTAAAAACTTTTACAGATGAAAATAAAAGGAAATTATTTACTGAGAATTTAGCTAAAAGATTAAAACAAACAGAATGGTTAACTTCGCTTTCTTCGGGACAAGGTAGATATCAACCTATTTATTCACAACAAGTTTTTCAACAAATTAACATAAATCCAGTTTCGGCATCTTCTACTCAAATTGAACAATGGTTGTTATCACCTCAATATTACGATCAAAATATTCGTCATTTAAGTCAATATTTATCTTATTCAGTGGGTCAATATAATAGAAGTATATGGTATTTAAACACTATAAAATCATTTAATTACATGTTATTACCTTCTGATTCTAATATTGAAAATACAGATGATAAGGAGTATATGCATTCTTATGATATATGTTTAAGAACATTGCAAAAAATGAATATAAAATATCAAATTCCAAAAGTTGATTTACAAGTAATGCAAGATGGTATTGCTCCTTATTGGGTATCGGAAACCAATGATACAATTAGTTTATTACCATTACCTAGTGATTATTGTTATATTACAGCTCCTTGGACATATGGATATTTATTTGCAATAGATTTAGTTTTTTTTGATAAATTTGTAAGTATGCCTCAACAAATTCCAGAACTATGTGAAGCATATGAAAAATTTGTTGAAATGAGAAAAGCTATATATGAAAAAAAGAAACCAAGAGAAGAACTTGCACCTTTTCAATATTATCAAGTTCCTCCAGATAAAGGATGGGTTTTTGTTTGGAATCCAGTAATGCCAGATAAATTACCACCGCTAACAAGTTCTATGGCTTCTGCTTTAGATACATTGTCATATAAAGAATTGTTAAAAAATAAAATTGCTTTAGATTTATTTAAAGTTATAGCATTAAAAATTCCTTTAGATAAAGATAATAAACAAATGGTAGTTACGTATAAATTAGCAGAAGAAATTACACAGGTAATACAATCATTATTACCGGATAATATTAAATGTTATAGTTCTCCATTTGATTCTGAACCTATTGTAACAGATCAAGCTAATAGATTTGATGAAATTGTAAATGTAAGTAATGATACATTTTATGCTAGTGCAGGAATTAATAAAAATCTAATGGGTGGAAAAGATAGTAAACAAGGTA